TATCTAATCAAAACTCCTTTCCCGGGGATCGCCAATTTGTGGCTTCCCCATCAGCCGTGAATCAATCACGTGCTGCTCCAAACAGACCTATTGGCTGTTCAGGACAGGCAGCTGATATGCAGGGTGAGGTTTGCAATTTTTGCAAACCCTACTTTGACCGGTGTTCTCATGTTATCCATATAGAAAAGGCAGATGCTAGTATTGCATTAAACCCTTCCAGATTTGGCTATTACACACTTCTTTCTTCATTAGAAGTTGATGCAAAGCCACATGAGAAGTCATTAATTGACGGTCGGAGTGGAACGAACCTCATATCGTACATCACAGAACGAGCAATGCGTTCTGTCACAGTTTCCAATAAGATCAGGGATGAGCGTGGCTCTCCTAATGGTCGGAAAACTGTGGTTCAGCTTTTAAAGTCTCTAGTGACTGTCTTCATTGCCAGACGGTCGGGCCTGGAGCAGTGGTTTACCAACAAGGAGTTGGACCGCTGTTCTAGGTCTTTTGAGACTTCCGCACACCGAATTGCCCTGATTATCTCTGATGATAATCTTGAGCAAACCTACATCAAATGGTACCAAGATCTTTACCTCGCTAAAGTATTTGGTGATGATGTGGGGGTGAACCTGTTAATGACAGGTAAGCCTGAGGTTGTTGCAAGGAATCCTCCTCTCTTCACTGGTTGGCTTAAACGCTGTATAAATCAGCGTCTAGCCCGAAGAGATGTTGCCTTCTTCTACTCCTTACAGAAAGGAGCGAGGAAGATGTGGCCCTCACTTGGTAAAACCAAGGAGCTTGCCGCGTACAAGAAACACGCAGAACGTCTAGGATCCGATCATGGATTCATGGATGATGGACTTGAGGACATGGTTCGAAACACTAGTTCTGAGATCTTTAAAAAGATCCAGACTTTTGGTTCGAAACTCATGCCATCCTTATCTGCTTGTAAAGAGAACTCTCGTAAATATGGAGGGGTCTCTGGATTGTTTGATTATATACCTGTGGATCTCCCAAAAACAAATTTGGGTAGACTTCGAGATATCAACCAATCCCTTGATGCATGGAGGATTATGGTAATCAATCAAGCGGCTGGAGTTTCCAGACCGCTTGGTTCTTCAGAGACAGACACTGATGTCAAGATTCAGGCAATAGCCGAACCTGGCAAATTCAGGGTTCTGTCTCTGGGAAGTGGTTACCTTTATACAGCACTTCAACCCTTACAAGGGTCGATGCTGTCCTGTTGGAAGTCTCATAAGACCTCTACTATGTTGCATAATGATCTCACTGAAAAAGTTCAGGAGATATATGACAACACGCCTAGAGACTTTGTGTGGTTTTCTGTTGACTATGAAGCAGCAACAGACCTTCTGAAGAGACATGGGACGTATACGGCATATGATGCTATACCCCAGGTTGATGTTCATGGTTATGGAGTGAATCCTGACCATTGGTTATTAGGGAGAAGATCTCTGGCACCTGGTGGTGCTAGTTATCCTGAGTGGACTGGTCTTGAACCAGTTTATGCCTATGATGGGCAACTTATGGGACATCCTTTGTCTTTCCCCCTCCTTTGTACTATCAACCTCGCTGTTTATCGCGAGTCTCTCCGCCTCTATTTCCTACAGAGGTTTGGTCGCCATTTTGGCGAGCAGAAGGCCAAGGAATTGGCCAATTTGGTTTTGGTGAATGGAGATGATATGTTATTCCGTGCCCCTAGAGATTTTTATGAAACATTTTTGTCAGTATCGAAAGATGCTGGTTTCAAAATTTCAGATGGGAAGAATTACATCTCCAAAACATCCTGTATGATAAATTCACAGGTGTTTTCACTTAACCAAGGTGTAGTCAAGCGGGTTGGCTATTTGAATCTGAAATTAATTCAGGGTTTTTCTTTAAAAACCGGTGTTTCAAATGCCTTACCGACACAGTTAGGTGGAGAGATCACGACGATGGTTAAATACTGTCCATGGTCTCTTTGTCTTTTGCCTGAAATGTTTTCTCGTTTTACGAAGAATTCACGTAAGCATAAGTTCCAACCAAACTGGTATCTCCCTGTTCATTTGGGAGGTTATGGTGTCGATATTAAACTCGCTCCTTCAGACATGAAGATATCAAGAGACCAGCGACGTGCTGCTTCTCTTTTTGTTCATGATCCGAAATTGGCTCTATTCCGAAAGTTAGGTTTCAAGATTGAGACGGATGGTCTTGATCACGCACTAAATTCATATAAGATGATTCCATCGTCTATGAATTATGTAATCACTGAGAGTGAATCATTTGATGATTCAGATCCTTGGTTGAATCGACTTGCATATTATTCCCAAGCTAAAAGAATGGGTAAAGCTGCAGATGATCGGTCAATTGCTCGTGAAATACAACGTGATTTCCGTTTGAAACCTATGGGGATGGAGGGACTTGTTAAATACTGGAAGATCAGATTTTTGAATAAATCTGGCTTACCAGAATGTCCTCCACTCCAGCTGCTTCGTTTAGAATATAGACCTCCTTATATTAGGAGGCTGGAAAATGATAATCCAGACACATTGAGTGATACTCACTCTGAATGTGATTCTATATCTAATGGGAGTTGTCCAGATTCGCCTCGTTTGAGTGCGATTGATCTGGATTGATGTCTTATTAGTTTGTCGGCCCTAAGCAAGGCTCTAAACTGCAGATGGGGTTGTTCTGTGTAATTGACCAAAACGTTTCTGATCATCGATTTGATGTGAAGTGTAAATATTTACGTGCTAAACAAAATGCCGAGAGACTGCACGGCTCATCCTTTATGTTCTTTTGCGCACATAGATTCGACGGAATGTTAATAATTGATACTAATCATTTGTTGACAACTATGTGAACATGCTAAAAGACAAGGGTTACAGTCCAATGAACAGTCCCTCCTTGGTCGGAGGGATCCCATACAGACCATGACAAAACAAAATAATAATAAGACTACTCCTAAGTCAAGTGCGCCAGTTATGCGCAAAAACCAAAATAACAGAAACAATAACAGGGTGCCAAGAGGCCTCCGTCTTTCAGACGGTAGGTACTCTGCCCCTGCTGCATCAACTCGTGTTGTAAAAACCGAGGTTGCACGCATCTCCGGTTCACCTTATTCGGGTGACGGAAAGATAACTGTGAAGCATCGTGAGTATATCGGTGAAATACCCGGCTCCGTTGCTTTTTCAGCAGTATCTTATTCGATCAACCCTGCTCTTGCGACGACTTTTCAGTGGCTCTCTACTCTTGCTTCAAATTATGAATCTTATAAATTCAGAAATCTGAGATTTGAGTTTGAGACTGAAAAGTCTTCCTCGACTGCAGGTTCCTTGATGATGGCTGTCGATTTTGATGCTGCTGATGCAGCTCCGACTACCAAACAAGCAATGATGACATTTCAGAATGCGGTTCGTTCCGCACCATGGTGTCCTTGCGAGTATAGTTCATCTGGACCTGATTTGATCAAATTTGGCGTCCAACGTTACCTTCGTTCGGCAGCACTCGCTGCTAACCTTGACATCAAAACGTATGATGTCGGTAACTTGATTGTTGCTACCTCCGGCTGTGCCGATACTTCTACTCTCGGGGAACTTTACGTTTCCTATGAGGTTGAACTCCATACTCCGCAACAGGGCGTTTTGCCACTGTCTGCGTTTACTGGAGAGAAGATTGTTGGCGCAGGCTCGGTTTCGAAGACAGCTATTTTTGGGTCAACCCCAACGATCACTGGCACTACTGCCTGGTCAGCCGTGACAAATACTTTAACCTGCGTGATTGCAGGTGATTATTTGCTCGAGCTAGATGTGATTGGGACCACATTGGTCCTAAATGCTGCTCCCACAGGTACAGCCACCATTACGGCGGCAGTCCCCCAGAATGTCTTGATTGACACAACTGGTGTTTATGGACTCGGTGCCTGGGCGGTCAGAGCTACTGTTGGTCAGACTATTATTTTTAATATGTCTAATTCAGCAACTCTGACTTCTTCGAATGCGAGAATAGGTTCTTATACCTATACTCTTGCTTAGCAATTGTTTCTGTCCGGGATAATTCCCGATGAGACGGAAGATGAAACTTCTTATGTTTTCATTGAACCGTCTGAAGATCAGGAGAAGGATAGACTTTGTCTCCTATCCTGATCAAGCTGAACACTATATGTACCTGCATTCAGCTGCCAAATATGAAACAGACTTACAGAGGGAGGTAGGACTTTGTGATCGACGGGGTGGAGAGTTAAACTCTCCATACAAGTCAGGCTATAGCAGCCTGATACTTGAATTGTCTATTCACAACAGAAACTCCTTCAGTACGGTCTCACTTATCTTATGTACACAAATGTTAATCTTCTATTCTTAATAGTTAGAAGTGA